ATGATGTTCAGTCAATGCTGGCGGGTCTTGTTGATGGTCAGGCACGGACGCTCATCACTCGTTCCATACCCGCGCGCATTGCGGGTCATCTCATCCCATTGGTAGAGATTGTCCGCGTCCGCGTTGCAGAACTTGATGTCTTCTATGAACCGCAGGCGGCAGTCATTCTCCACCGCAGCGCAGACATCAAAACGCCGCATGGCCTCCTTGACGATCTTCTCGTCAGGAGTGCCCTGGTCTTCCGGTTGATCGTGAAATGTGTCTTCAGTTGCCAATTGGCTTGTCTTTTAATCTGAGCGTGATGGGCGCCGGCTGTTTGGCCCGGATGCGGCCACCATTGGTCCATTTGGAAGAGGCTCTCGCACGCGCAATGCGCAGCGTGCGCCGTTCCGTGCCGGTCAGCGTGTGTTTCATCTGCCCATCCATGAGGATTGCCCCATCAGATCCCCCCTTGGCCGGCGCGGGCCGACCTTCTGTCTCACCTGCGTCACGGCAAAGCGGCGCATCATGAAGGCGTATCGGGAGGCGGACAGGATATCGTCCTTGATCTTCACGATCTGGCCATCCTTGCGGTGATAGAGCCTTTTCTCCGAGAACCATCCGCCACATGTGCTGAAGACCTTCCAGTGGCCTGTCTGCATCATGTCGAGCATTTCGAGGACACCGGCCTCTACGCCATTTCCCCCATCGGGAAAAGTGGCCCGCTCGGGCAACATGTTGAGGCCCTGCGTGCGGTATTGAGCGGCCAATTCCTCGCACGATCCGCCTTTGTCATGCTGCAGGCCGTCATGCGGCCATGCCGTTGGTATCCACCAGCCCCATGGCTTGATTGACGCCACATGCATGATAGGGCCCTGGAGCCTGACGCTATGCTCCTTGCAGACGTAGAACACATCGCTGTCACGGTCCCAAGCGCAGTTCACAGCCCCGAAGGGATGGTCATAGCCGAAGTCCAGCCCATTGATCTGGGGCCAATGGTGGGGAATGGGGAATGGGGCAATCGATATGTCTTCGTCCGCCACCGGGAACACGGCACCTGAGCCCAGCACGGGTATTCCCTTTGACCTGGCATCGCGTTCATGCGCTGGGTATCCGGCGATGATCTCGGCGCGACGCTCGGGCGAATAGTGCTCGGCATCGTCAATCGTCATCATCGTTATGCCGCGGCTGATAGCTTGGCCCTTTCCTGTAGCTGGTTCAGCATGGCATCGGTGAGGAACAGGCTTACAACCTCGGACATACCCTTGAGAGGCGTGAACGTAATGATCGCCAGTCCGTTATTGGCCTGAAGGCGTGTCGTGCCCTCGGTATAGATATCCAGCGGGGGTTCTTCGTCATACCAGACGCCGTGCAGCGTCTCTCCCTGCCACTTCTCGCGGCCCTTCTCATAGGACTTGAAGGCCACAACAGACTCTTGCGCCTGTACGTCGCCTCCCCCACCCCATTTGATCACAGCGCTATCTATCGCGTTTGGTAAGCCGCGTGTGATGTCCCAGTCCTTGAGACAATCATGTGGAATTGCCCCCGTGCCCCACATTTCCCTCTGTTGCGGAGGGCCTATGAGGATGCGCTGGGGATTGTCACGGGTGGATTCACCTGTGACGCCAGCAGCCCAAAACCGAACAGGCTTGTCGAAGACATAGCCATCCCACCAATCAGGATATCTCCCCGTGAGATGCATGGCCCATTCAAAGCCCCCCGCAATTGTCTTGCCCAGCTGGTTGCCGGCCATGAACAGACGCTCAGAGTGGACTTTCCCCTGCGCGTGAAACTCGCGCTGCTTGGGGTATGGCTTGTAGGACTTCAGCTTATTACGGCTGGCCCGTGTCTGCGCTTCCCGTTCCGCTGCCTTCAATAATGCCGAGAGCTGATCGCGCGGCATAAACGAGAGCGGCGAGCTGTTCCTCGCTGAATCCGTCAAAATTGCCCTCTTTGATCTCTACTTGCTTGGGAAGGATCGAGGCCACAACCTTGAGATATTCGTGAGGGCGCTCAGTGCGGACTTCCACAATCGCTTGCTTGCCGTTCTCTGCGAAATCCTCCTGAAGGGCGCGAATGAAGTCTTCGCCAAGCTTATTCCGAGAACCCTTGGGCCTGCCGAGTGGGTTTCCCGATTGGCCTGGCTGCCACTGGGACATCAGCCCTGTTGGCCGCGGTGTAGTTTCAGGCGCCAAGCACTCTAACATTTCTCAGCAGCCCTTACCGGACTTGCCCTTCTTCGCGGTCTTCTTTGGCATCAGTAGAGTCCTTTGATGGTGCCTGCGGTGGTGTTGGTGGTGCGGACCTGGACGATCATCATTTGAGGTGAGCTGGGTACTTTGGCTGTGAGGGCCACGACAACAGGGGTTGTTGAACCAGCCAGGACCAGATTGACGTTGCCAGCCGTGTTCGCCACCAGGACCCGCACAGGCGGATTGAATGTGACCGAAGTCGAGGCCGTAATTACCCGCACATTGTTGAGTGCTGGCAAATAGGTGTTGCTGGGATTGTTGGGGTCGGCAACCGCCGTAGCAGTGCGGACGCTGGAATTGGCAGTCATGCAAACTCCTGAATTTGGTGATCCCGAATTTTCCGCCGCTCGGGATCAACACGGCGGGCACACTGTCTATAGGAGGGTGGCGCCACAGACAGGTGTGGAATCGTTAATACAACATGGCCATTGGGCCGAGATTGGCCGTGTAGGTGGTGGGGGGAGTGATGCTGGCGCCGGTACCAAATACGCCCGTGGCCGAACCGGTGAGGGTCGGGTTCACATCGCTGTTGAGGGTTGCCAGTTTGGCGGTCGTGCCATTGGACTGGACGGCGATGTAATAGGTTCCCGGCACCGTCAGGTTGTAGGTGGCAGTGAAGGCCAGACGCTGCCAAGTGCTGGCCGTGCCGGCAGTCGTGCCCGAGGTGGTCGATGTGGCCAGCAGCGTGCCCGTGGGGCTGTGCAGCTCGAAAATCCACAGATCGGTGCCGCCCGTGGTGCCGACCAAGGCTTGGATGCCGGTGATGGTGGCGGGAAAGCCGACATTGATCGAAGAATAGTACCGGGAGCCCGATACCATGGTCTTGTCCTTGACCTGGCCGAAGTACAAGGCCGCAGCGGTTTCCTGCATGAGAGTGCTGGCAGCCATCTGCGGATTGGCACCATTGGAAACCTGAGTGTCATAGTTCGACAGCTCGCTGCCAGTCCAAAGGGTCTGCTGAGGTACGCCATTCGAGAGCCATCCGGCCATCGTTATCTCCTGTTTTGAGGGGGTTGATGGCTGGGAATGGACTTCCGGAATAGCTACCGCTGGAACGCGATTTTACATCCGCCCCAAATCGGCAACGCAGCCGACATCAGGCACCCAAAATTGCGATTCCGTGTCAAGAGGAATTAGACGCTTTTCCAGATAGTTCGTCGTTTAATGTGGTTCACATGGGTGTCTTTTATGCCGTAGGCACGTGCAATCGTGGTTGGACGAACTCCGCGTCTAATCAAATCGCGTATTTCTAGAACCTGCTGGCCCGTCAACCGCGCTTTTCCGTGCCCTTCCCCCTTAGCCACGCCACCACGACCTTTACGCGCCATGTCCATGGCATTCGCCTTATGGTCCCCAAGAAACAGATGAGATGGATTTACGCACTTTCTATTATCGCAAGTGTGACATACCAAAATGCCCGCCGGAATTGGGCCAACTCGCATCTGAAAAGCCAATCTATGGGCCAGGACTGCTGCCTTACGGCGCCCCATTGAAAATGATCCATATCCTCCAGCGTTAAGACATGACTGCCATTCCCAACACTCAGCTTCTTCCCCAATAATTACCTTTTCCCAAAACCGATCCTCTAAGGGGCGCGAAGTAGTGGCTTTCCGTCTTTTGAGGTTGATTTCCATTTGTCGGGTCCATGGTTCATTTCGTCATCCAAGGTGGTCAGAACTCTGTAATTTCGCGCTGCATGTCGCGACGCCCGCGCGTATAGGCTTTGACTGCGATCAGCCGCATTGCCAAAAGAACCGTATCGGCTGCCGGCGCGTCCCTCAGGGCTTCCACCGCATACTGATCTTCCCCAGCCTCGCGGCACCCCTCGGAGATCAACGGGTAAAGCTCCTTTCCGTCCTTGATGAATGTGTCCATGCTAGTTCACCCTTCCTTTCGACCTCTAAACATGCGGATTTTGTAAAATTCTCGCAGAACCTGACTGTGAAATTTCGGCGGCAACGCTCGATCAGCAGGCCATGATCTTAACCATTCCATCGAATAGAACGGCTGCCAGTAGGCGATGGCGTTCAAGACTGCCTGTTCCAATGCGGGCTCTCGGTCCATTAGGCGGCCATCGCTTCTTCGAGGCTGTAGCAGCGCACCAGCCCGTTATGCGGCACGAACTGGTAGAACTTGCCGTTGCTTTCGAGAGCATAGGCATCGGGGCGGTAATCACCGGGTGTCGGGACCTTGGCTATGACCTTGAGGGTCATAAATCCGACCTTAACTTGCTGCCCAATTTCCCAGTTCTGGTTGGTGTTGCGGATCATGGCGGCCTCCAATTTCATCTTGAATAGATGATTACACCTATTCTGGCTGGAACGCAATAGGTGATTACAACTATTTTGCCCGTTGACCTGATAAATGTAATCACCTATTGTTACAGCCATGGGCCGGAAACAGATCAACGAGGAACAGACCATCATTCGCTTGCCAGCGGGCACGCTGGAGCGTGTGGACGCCGCGCTTGAGGAGAAGGAGCCGCGTGCTGGGTTCTTCCGAGAGGCTGTCGAGCGGGAGCTAAAGCGCCGAGAACGAAAGGTTAAGTAGGCTCGCCGTAGATTTCGCCATTCAGGGTTGGTGGGCATAACATTTTGACGAACAACGATTTGTTGCGGCTCGATGGCTTCCGCACGGTGGGCACCGAGCAAGCCGGTGACAGGTAA